ATGAGGCGCCCCGCCCCCTCCGGCCCCAGGCCCGCCCCCGCCATGCCGCCGGAATCCGCCGCCCTCGGCGCCATCGCCGCCCGCGCCGCCTTTCTCGACTGGCTCGCCGGGGAGCGCCTGTCCAGCCGCCACACGATCACCGCCTATGGCCGCGACCTGGCGGATTTCCTGGGCTTCCTGACCCATCATCTGGGCCGCGAGCCCGACCTCGCCGCCCTGGCCACGCTGCGTCCCGCCGATCTCCGCGCCTTCCTCGCCCGGCGCCAGGAGGACGGTGCCGGCAACGCCACCCGCGCGCGCCAGCTCGCCGCCGTGCGCGCCTTCCTGCGCTGGCTGGCGCGCCATCACGGCCTGCCGCTGGACATGCTGGCCGGGCTGCGCGGCCCCCGGCTCAAGCCCCCCATCCCCAAGGCCCTCACCGCCGCCCAGGCGCGCGGCGTGGCGGCGGAGATCGGCCAGGGGCAAGACGACCCCGCCCTGTCGGCCCGCGACAACGCCCTCTTCACGCTGCTCTACGGCGCGGGGCTCCGCATCTCCGAGGCGCTGTCGCTCGATGTCCGCGACGCGCCCCAGCCGGGCGGCACGCTCCGCATCCGTGGCAAGGGCGACAAGGAACGCCTGGTTCCCGTCCTGCCTGCCGTGGCGGCCGCCATCGCCGAATCCCTGCGCCACCGCCCCGGCGCCCGGCCGGAGGACCCGCTTTTCATCGGGGCCCGGGGAGGCCGCCTGCACGATGCCCTGGCCCGCCGGCTGATCCAGAACCACCGGCGCCTCGCCGGCCTGCCGGAACACGCCACCCCGCATGCCCTGCGCCATTCCTTCGCCACCCATCTGCTGGGCGGCGGCGCCGACCTGCGGGTGATCCAGGAGTTGCTGGGACATGCCAGCCTGTCCACCACCCAGCGCTATGCCGCGGTGGATGCTGCGGGCCTGCTGGAGACTTGGCGTAAGGCGCATCCGCGCGGCGAGTAAGGTCGGCGCGGATGCGGCTGTGCCGGCTTCCTTGACTTGATAGGATTTTTGTCCTATTAAGTCAAGGCCAACGGGCGAGGCTCGCCCTGTGGCCATCCCCAGCCCAACTCTGCACCGGAATTCCCCGGCCGCCCCACCCCCGGGGCGTGGCCGGGAATGCCGCACCGCCATGCTCCCCGGCATGGTCGTGCGCGGCCGGTGCGTCGCGCGAGGCCTCCGCCCCATGCCCCTGCCCCACCTGCCCCTCGCGGTCGCGCTGCTGCCGGACATCGCCCGGCGGCTCGCCACCGATGCCTCGGGCCTGCTCGGTCCCCGGATCTCCGAGGCCGTTACCCAGGCCACCGGCGCCGCCGAGGCCCGGGCCGCCCATGCCGCCGTGGCGGCCGATCCCGCCCTCGCCGCCGGCCTGCGGATGCGCCTGGCGGAGATCCTGCTGGCCCACCCCCCGGAAAGCGGCGGTGCCGCGCCGGGGGATGGCGCGAAGCTGCCTTCCGGCCACCTGGAACTGCCGCCCTTGCAGCCCCTGCCCTGGGGGCCGGCCCTGATCTCCAGCCTGGTGATCCTGGCTTTCCTGGTGGTGATGGTGCTGCTGGTTTCCTTCAACCACGCCTTCCCGCCGGAAACCGCGGCGCTGGTGAACATCACCGTGGGCACGCTGGGGGCGGCCTTCGCCTCGGTGGTGAATTTCTGGATCGGCTCCTCGCAATCCGCGCATGAGAAGGACCGTCTCGCCGGCGTGCTGCAACGGGCGCAGTCGGCGCAGGCCGGGGCGCAAGTGCAGTCCGCCCTTTCCACCCTGCGCGACATGGCCGCGACGCCCTCCAACGCGGCCGGCCTGGCCAGCCTGCCCCGGAACGCGCCCGCCCCCGATTCGCCGGAGGCCCGCTTCGACCGCTGCCTCGCCGTCGTACTGCAGCAGGAAGGCGGCTTCGTGAACGATCCGCAGGACCCCGGCGGCGCCACCAACATGGGCATCACCCGGGACGTGCTGGGCGCCTTCCGCGACCGGGCGGTGAGCGTGGACGAGGTCCGCGACCTGTCCCGTGCCGAGGCGCGCGAGATCTACCGCGCCCGCTACTGGACGCCGATGCGCTGCGCCGACCTGCCGCCGGGGGTCGACCTCTGCGTCTTCGATTTCGGGGTGAATGCCGGCCCCTCGCGCGCGGTGAAGCTGCTGCAAAGGACGGTGGGCGTGACGGCGGACGGTTCGGTCGGCCCCATCACCCTGGCCGCCGCGCGGGCGCTGGAGACGGAGCGACTGGTCGCCTCCTTCTCCGAGGCCCGCCTCGCCTATTACCGCGCGCTGGACGGCTTCGCCCGTTTCGGCCGGGGCTGGACCAGCCGGACGGAGGCGGTGCGCATGGCGGCGATCCGGATGGCGGGCCTGCAAGGCCGGGCCGCCGCCTGAGGAGCACGGCATCCACCCGCATGGCGCCGGGGGGCTTCCCCTCCCCGGCGCCATGCGCTAGACGGGCGCTGACGGACCCGTAGCTCAGCTGGATAGAGCGTTGCCCTCCGAAGGCAAAGGTCGTACGTTCGAATCGTATCGGGTCCGCCAATCTTTCCAATAGCTTAGCGAGTTATAGCCGCCTCACTCAGCGGTCAGTGTCACCAGGGTGTCACCAAAAAGCCCTCGGTCACACGAACAGCAGTCCCTCCGGCCTCGCCCCTTCCCGCTCATAGACCAGCGGCCCGGCCTCGTTCGCCAGCGCCCGCCCGATCGCCATAGCCACCGCAGCGGCGCCGTCGATCTTCCCTGTGGCCTTCGCCTTGCTGAACTTGATGTTGCCGGCCGCGTCCTGCTCCACCCGAATATTGCTCACGTTCCAGCGCAACACAGGGTCGCGTCCGGCGCGGAACTGCCGCCCCAGTATGGCCCGCTCGATCTCCTTGCAGGGCGCGGACATGGAGGCATAGCCCTGACCGAACTGCGCCACCGGCAAGCCACGGTCCTGCAGCCGGTTCAGGAAGCCCACGGCGCCCCAGCGATCCACCGCGATCTCCCGCACCTCCAGCTCAGCGCAAAGCTCCACCAGGTCGGAAATGATCCGGTCCTGGTCGATGCTGTTGCCCTCGGTCACCACCAGCCGGCCGGAAGCCTCGAACTCGGCATAGGGCAGGTTGTCGGCCACCCGCCGGCGGAACTGCTCAGCCGGACAATACTGCCGGCCCCACACCAGCCAGCCCCCTTCCCCGTCCTCCGCCACGGCATAGACCGCCGCCAGGTCGGACACGCTGGCCAGATCCACGCCAACATAGACCGGCCGCCCAGCCAGGGCGGAAAGCTCCACCGGCCGATCGTCGCCCTGGTCGTAGACAGCCATGTCCACCCAGGTGACGGCGGCGCTGTCGCCCCAGATGTTCAGGTAGAGGCGCTTGAACATCTCCCGCTGGCTGGGGATCTCGGCCGCCCGACGCGCGGTGACGCGCATCTCCTCCAGGCTCCGAAACCCTGCCGCCAAGGCAGGATTGACCGCCTGCCACACTGCTTCGTCCGTCCAGTCGCAGTCGTGCGGCGCCTGATAGAGCACCGGCAGGAAGGTCTCGTCCTCCACGTCGCCGCGCTCCACCTTCAGGGCATAGTCGTAGAGCTCCCAGGCGAGGTCGCCGCGGCCATGGCCGGCCGTGGTGGTGACGATGGAAAGAGGGCAGAGGCGCTTGCCCATGGAGGAGACCAGCACCTCCCACAGCTCGCGCGTCGGCCAGGCATGCACCTCATCCGCCAGCAGCATGGACACGCTCAACCCGTGCTTGCTGTAGGCCTCATGGCTGATGGCCCTGTAGGTGCTTTCCGACTTCGGATGGCCGATCATGCGCCGGCTGTCCACGATCCGCGTGGCAGCCGTCAGGTGCGGATCGGCCCGGATCATGCGAGCGGAGGAGTTGTAGGCGATGCTGGCCTGCTCCCGATCCGCCGCAGCCGAGATCACCTGTCCGGCGGCATCCCGCTCCGGACCCATCAACCCCAGCAGGGCCAGGGCGCTCGTCAGCGTCGTCTTCCCGGAACCGCGCGGCAGCAGCATGAACACGGTGCGGATCTTCCGCATTCCCGTGGCCGGGTTCACGTCCCCGAAGACCTTGCGCACGATCCTCGCCTGCCAGGGGTGCAGCCGGAACGGCTGGCCCGCCAGAGGCCCCTCGGTGTGATGCAGCTTCTCCACGAAGCGCACCGCCCGCTCGCCATGGCCAAGCGGGTCCGGGATCTCGCCTTCCAGGAAACGGGAGCCGGCGAGGCAGCCCAGCGGCGTCATCCGAGCATCCCTTCCCAGGGATCGGCCTTGGGCGCGTCCACGAACTTGCCACGGCGGTGCGGCGTCAGCCCCAGCTCGGCGGCATAGAGGCGCACGTCCCGCATGGCGATGGTCAGCATCTTGAAGGCGGGGTGGCTCACCGGCCCGCGCTCCGTCTGCAGGATATGCCCCTCGGTATCCATCAGGGTGGCGTACTGCCGCATGGCGCCCACGGCCCGGCAGTAGGCCTCCAGCGTGGCCATGGCATCGTCGCCCAGCAGCTTGCGGCGATGCAGGACGGGCGCCACCCGCCTCCACTCCTTGCAGGCCTCATCGCTAATGCCGGGAGGCGGCGAAGGACAGCGGCGGGGGGCGAAATCCCCCTCGATCACCGTCAGTTCCGGCTTGTCACCCTTCATCGAAAGCCACCCTTCCTCGGAAAGCCCATTCCGGGCGAGATCGCGCGCGTGACCCCGACACGGTCCCGGCCCCCATCATCGCAAAAACGTGACCCCCTATCCCGGTTCGGCCCCTGATCGGCCATCGTCCGCCGGGAATGGTGCTGCTTGCACATCGGCCGCAGGTTCGCCGGGTCGAAGCGCCCGCCGCCCTCGCGCAGCGGCTTGATGTGGTCCACCTCGGTCGCAGGCTGGCCGCAGCCAGCCACACAGCACACCGGGTTGCGGCGCAGGTAGGCGGCACGGAAGGAGCGCCACCGGTCGTCATAGCCACGCTGGGCAGCCGTGCCCCGCACCTTGTCCCGAGCCGCGGCACAGAGCGGACAGCGGGAGCCGGTGAAGGGCGGATGGCCGGCAGGGCAGTGCCGAGGAGGAGACCAGGGCATCAGCCGCGCACCCACACACGCCAGCCGATGCAGAGCGGGCCATCATTGACGGGCCAAGCCCCTTGCACCGTGTAAGTGCGTCCATCGATCAGAACTCGATCCGGGCGAGACGGACGCGGCCAGTCAGCGGCAGCAATCTCGTCGTTGAGCAGATCCACCATGAGATCACCTTGCTGAATGCCACCCTGGATCTCTCCCGGTTCGTAGGAGCGGTCCTTCCCGACCACAGGCAGGTTGCTGTAGGTGGCCGGGTCGCTGGATACGATGCGCCGCAGCGTCATAGGCCGTCCCATGCTGTGCAGGTGGCGGCGTCGGGTGGCGAGCTTGTCCGCCATGGTTCAGCCCACCACCGGCACGCGGTGCCGATGCAACAGCCCGGCCACATCCGCAGCCAGCCCGTCATCACCGAGGCTGCCCACGGTGTAGGAGGTGGAGCCGACACCTTCGGTCCGCTCCTCTCGCAGCGACGGATCACGCCCCCGGCCATGGAACTCGGCCGCCACCAGCGCGGTGACAGCCTGCTCCACATCCGCCGGCAGCGTGCGGCCATCCTCACCCGGCAGCACATAGCCCGCCTGATAGATCACCTCGACGCGGCCATACCAACGGGCGCCCGCCAGCCGATAGAGCACACCGTTGACGGCATCCACTTCGTACTGATCTGCAGTCACCGCATCCGGCGCCGTGACGGACTGCACCGCCACAACCGGCCAGCGCGACAGCTGCAGCACGTCACCGGAGCCGGAGCGGAACACCTCCCGCACGGTCTCCAGGGCGAAGGCGCGGTTGCAATACCGCACCACCACGGCGCTGGCCCGATCGATCAGGTCGCCCAGATAGATCTCGCTCACCTCATCCCCGATCATCAGGTGATCCCTGATGGCCGGGATGGTTGTGAGGCGCCGGCTGGTCGCCGGGGTGATGACGGTCAGCATGATCAGGCCACCGGAGCCGAAGCCGGATTACCGCGCACCACCAGCACGCCAGCAACCGCGCCCGTCGTGGCGCTGGCCACGGTGAGCACGGCACGGATGTAGCGCTTGTTGCCGATGTAGCTGACGCGCTGCACAGCATTGCCGCCACCAGCCGAGTTGACGACCGAGAAGCCGCCGATCAGGTCACCAGCCGCCACATCCGTCCAGCCGGAGGTGCCGTTGTCGCTCTCCTGCAGCTTCGGGGTGTGCGTGCCATCGGTCCAGGTGCCGGTCGTCACCAGAACCGCAACCTCACCGAAGCCCAGCAGATCCACCGCCGTGCCATTGGCGCTGGCCGTGCGGGCGGCCGGCGACAGGCTCAGCACCGGCCCGATGTTGTGGGACATATCGCGCATGATCGTTCCTCCTCAGCTCGCGGCGATCTTGAGCTTGCGCAGCGCTTCAGACTTGGCAACGCCGCCGGCCACACGACGGCGGCCGTGGAAGCGCGTCATGCCGTTGGTGGCTTGGCTGTAGGGATCACGCAGCACCGACAGCGCCACGCGGTCGAAGATGCGATAGCCCTGGCCGAAGTCACCGAAGACGATCGGCGTGGTGTTCGCCGCCGGATCCGGCATGTCCGGCATCTCCACCACCGGCCGGCCCATCAGCGTCGCGGTGGGCGAGGTCGTGTTGAAGCCCGCATCCACCAGCAGATAGCCGCCGGCGGCATCCTTGATCTTGCGCACCGAAGCCAGGGTGTTGCTGTTCATCGCCCACACGGCATTGGCCCGGTAGGCGGTCGGCAGCGCATGGTAGATGTCGAGGATGCTGTCCGAGGTGATCTTGGCCGCATCGCCGGTCGGCACCACAGGAATGGTCGGATCCTGCATGAAGCCGAAGGGCTTGAGCGCACCGTCGCCATTGACGAAGGCGGCACCCTCGGCCCGACCGAACTCCTCGGCGAACTCGAAGGAGAGTTCGGACGCCACGTCGAAGGCGCTGTCCTCCAGCATGACGTTGGACACGTCCACCCAGCAGGCGATCTCGCGCACCTCGTAGCGGTTCTGCCCGAAGGTCACCGTGGTCTCCGGACGCGGAGCGGTCTCGCCCACCCACTGCGCCGTCATGCCACCGGTACGCTTGGGCAGCAGCACGGCACCGGCCGAGGTGTTCGCCACACGAGCCACGGAGCGGACCGGAGAGAAGGCCACCACGTTGCGCAGCAGCTCGGTCACGAACTGATCCGGGGCGAGGTAGCCGCCGGCGGTGTCGTCCGAGACACGCAGCGAGCGCACTTCCGGCGCCTCCATGCCTTCACGGCCACGGCGCAGGAAGGTGGCGAAGGCGCGCGTCTCCACCTCGGCCTGCGGGCGCTGATCGTGCCCGGCACCCGGACGGCGCAGCACCGTCTCGGTGCGATCGAGGCGCGTGCGGATCTCCGTCAGCGCAGTATCGAACTGGCCGAGACGCTGCTCTGCATTGGCGGTGAAGCCCTCCACGGCAGAGCGGATCTCGGCCAGGTCAGCCCCGCCGTTCTCCTCCTGCCCCTCGGGCGCCTCACGGGTTTCCCAACCGGTGCGCGGATCCACGCCCGGCGATGCGTAGTGCTGCATCACTTGTTCCTCAGCTGGCCAGCGCACTGGCGAATGAAAGCGGCAAGCCCGGCCGCCGCGGGATGGTGGGGAGCGGAGCGGACACTGGCGACGCGCGCCGCGGACTGCGCGGGCCGGGCCACCAGCGAAACCTCGATCAGCTCCATCTCATGGACGATGCGCCCGCCCTTGGCCGGCTCGGCGCGGATGGTGCGGAAGCCGATGGACAGGCCGTCGATCGCCTGAGCCTTGAGCATGGCGTGCGCATCGCGCCCTGCCGTGCTGTCCATCACCAGACGCCCCTCGACATGGAGGCCCGTGGCGTCCTCGCGGATCTCACCCCACACGCCCACCGGCTTGGACACGTCGTGCGCCCACAGCATCAGAGGGCGAGTGCCGGCGGCACGGTGCGCCTCCAGCGACTTCGCAAAGGCGCCACGCTGCACCACGTCGCCATACAGGTCGCGCCGGCCCCACACGGCGGCATAGCCGCTGATGGTGCCGGTCTCGTCGGGAGCAAAGCGGACCTCGATGCCCGCGGCCTTCTCAACCCGCATCGGTGGGAGCCTCATCCACGGGCGCGGTGTTGACGGGGCGGGTGTAGACCTCACCGCCGTCATAGGGGCTACGGTTCTCCATGGCCCGGATCTCGTTGGGGTTGAACACGCCGGCCGCAATGGCCTGGCTGTAGGCGGTGAAGCGCGCCGCCAGATCCGCCCGTGCCAGATCGTCCACCAGGAACTCGATGTAGAGCCCGGCACGGCGCTCCTCCGGCGTCAGCAGCGTCAGCCGCATGGCGTCCTGCCAGGCGCGTAGGATCGGCAGCAGCGTGAAGGTGAGGAACTGCTGCCCCAGTTCCTCGGCATTGCTGTGCGTGGTGCGGTCGAGATCGGCTAGCAGATGCAGAGGCACACGCCAGATGCGCGCGATCTCCTGCAGCTGGAACTTCCGCATCTCCAGGAACTGCGCATCCACCGAGGACAGCTGCAGCGGCACGAACTCCATGCCGTCCTCCAGCACCGCCGTCTTTCCGGCGTTCTCGCCGCCCCGGTACATGCTCTCGAAGGAATTGCGCAGCCGCACCATCAGGTCGCTGGTGAGGGCGCGGGGATACTTTAGCACACCAGCAGGACGGGCACCGCGGCCGAACAGGCCGGCACCGTGCTGCTCCAGCACCAGCGACAGCGCGATGGCCTCGCGCGCCAGCATCACCGGGCTGTCACCCTGGTAGAGCCCGGCGCCGATGCTGCGGATGTGCAGGATCTCGGAGCGTCCATAGGTCCGTCGCCCGCCCTGGGCATCCGTGACCGTGTAGACCGGCTCCATGGTGGTGCTGTCCGCCGCCACGGTGACGCGGCGGGCATCCAGCGGGATCAGCTCGGAGATGCTCCCGGCCGTCTTGCCGATCCAGGCATAGGCGTTGCCGTGGAGCGCGAGCTGCGTCTGCATCACCAGCCGGAACTCGCTGGCCGGCGTCCAAGGATTGGCCGCGTCGGCCAGTAGCGCCTCCACCGGGTGATCGTCGGCCCGCTCCCGGCCGCCATCGGTGCCGCGGCGGTAGAGGTGGACCGGAAGCTGGGAGACGGTCTCGGCCAGCACCTTCACCGCGCCCAGGACAGGAGCGCAGCGCAGGGCGGTTTCAGGGGAGACGGTGATGCCGCTGGCGGTCGGCCCGCCGCCACCCAGCAGCAGGGCCGTCCAGGGATCGGCCAACGTGCCGGTTGCCGCCCGGCTCTCGGGGGCGGTGAACAGGGCCTTGATGCTGCCCAGCAGGGTGTTGGTGCGCGCCATGCGGAGGGCAGTTAGGTGCCCACGTCAGGCACCCGCAAGCACGAATAGAACAGGCTATCTCTATGATTTTAGCAGGAAAAAGCGTGGCTAGCCGTGGCGTCTCAGCCCTTGGCGCGGCGGTGGGCGTAGAAGCCCTTGAGCAGTCCGGCGGCCAGTGGGTCCATGCCTGGAAGCGGCTCACCGACCGGGGCGGCATAGTGCTCGGCCATCGCCTCGGCCTCGGCAGCATCGTGGTCCGGGGCGGAGGGTGAACGTGGTTTTTCGCCCGGTATCCTGTTTTCGTGGTAGGAACCGGTAGGAACCGTAGGAACCGCGCAGATTTCCTCGGGTTTTTCGGTTCCTACACGCTGAAAAACGGTAGGAACCGGTAGGAACCGCTCCCCCATGGCAGGGCGGCGGAACCGCTGCGGCAGCAGGCTCACAGCGGCAGCTCCAGCACCTCGGCCGCGATGGCTTGACTTAGCGCCTCCGGCAGCACGATCGCCGGTAGCCATTGCCCGCTCCGGGGGTGCCGGAACCGCGGCGCCTGACAGGTGAGCCGGCCATCGTCCCCCAGCACCACCGACACGCCCTGCAGCGTGAACTCGACGCCGGCCACCTCCACCTGCACGATGGCCAGCGCCTTGCAGCGACCGCAGGCCCGCACCGGCTCCCAGCCCAGCACGGTGTAGGTCACGGGAACGGTCTCGGTCTCGCTCTCGCTCATGCCGAGGCCTCCCTGCCCTTCGCCGTTTCGCCCATCAGGCTCGGATTGACCACGTAGACGCGGGTCTGGCCGAGGCCGGGGATCTTCACTTTCTTGCCGTACTGTCTGCCCTCTCCCTTTTCGAGGTGCCCGGCCTCGGCCAGCGTCCTGGCGACCTCGCTCGGATCCAGTCCCTCGCACACCTCGGCTCGCCAAGTGTCAGGGTGGATCAGATAGAGATCGGAGCCATCCGGCAGGCGCCGCCGCCAGCCCGCACGGTTCAGCACGGGGCGCGCCGGATCATGCACCTCCTCCAGCTCGCCCGTGTCGGTGTTCAGGTAGATCATCTGCAGGCGGCTGGTGCCGTGCTGCACCAGGAACAGCCTCACCTTGGCCAGGTGCGCCGCATCCTCGCCGCTGCCCTTGCCGCCACGGCGGTCACACCAGAGCGCGAAGATCACGGCTGCGGCTTCGGTCGCCGCGCCATCCGGCCAAGCAGTGATGCCGAGATCCGTGGCGATCTCGCCGGCCGCCGCGATCAGCGCCATGCGCCGCGCCACGTCGCGTACCTGGGGATCAGCGCCGGCCGGGACGTGCGCCCGGATGAAATCCTCCCGCGCCTTGGCAATAGCCGTAGGCAGCACGTCCGGCTCGCTTGTCTGGATCTTCGCCAAATTGGCGATGAAGGCCCGCGCGGCATGCCCATGGTGCTTCGCCGCCATGCCCGTGATCTCGGCGCAGAGGGCCTGGAAGTCGGAGCGCCCGTGCAGCTCCGGCCACAGGGATGCCGGCAGCGGGATGGAGGGCAAGCGTACCTCGGCACCGGGCGGGACACGCTGCCCGGCCTTGTTGGCCAGGGTGGGCACGTCGATCTCGCCATTGGACAGAAAGAAGGTGCGCCAGGTCCGGCGCCGGCGAGCGCTGGCATCGGAGCGCAACCGTCCCTTTCCGCCGCCGTTGCCCATGGCGTAGATCGCGCCCACTACGTCACGGGCCTCGGCCTGCTGGATCTCGTCCAGGGTCAGCAGCCCGTCCGCAGCCTCCTCGCAGGCAGCTTCCAGGGCATTGGCCGTGGTGCGCCAGTCCCGCAGCGCGCCCGCCTTGTCCGGTGGCCCCCAGACGCTTGCCGCCATGCGCAGGGTGACCGTCTTGCCGCGCTTGGACGGGCCAAAGAGATGCACCCCGCCGCCATCCTCGCCGGCAATCCCCAGCAGCGGTCCGACAAAGGCCGCGGCGATGCAGAAGACAGCCACCGGGTTACCAACGGCGAGTGCCGCTACACCATCCCGCCAGCCGTCCGCACTGCCCGACACGGCCACACGCCGTGCCGCATCCTCGGCCGGGTTCATCAGCACCATCGGCTCAGCCGTGCCACCGATCGCGCTACCGTCGGCCAGGGCATAGCCGGAGGCACCGCCAGCCGGAGTGTGCCAGCCGGTGCGGGTCACGGAGGTCACGCGCACGCTGGTTTCCATGTCGGTCAGTGCCCGGCGCAGCAGCATCCGGGCCTCGGGCGTGCCGCCAATCCGCAGGCCCTGATCAGCCAGTGTGGCCTCCAGCATGCCGGGATCGCTGGTGAGCGCGCTGCGCGACACGTTGTGCTGGTGAAGGCGTCCGTCCCGATCGCGCCATTCCAGATAAACCCCCCAGCCATTGCCGCTGGCCATCCGGCTCTCGCCCAGCACCTTGAAGGGCGAGCACACCGTCACCGGCAGGGCGTCATCGTCCCCGCTCATGAAGACAAGTCCCCGCTCTTCCATCCGGAAGCCGGGTGGCCAGACAACCGCGCCGGGCGTGCGCTTCTGTCTCTCACGCTCCTCCTCCTGCTTCTGGCGGAAGCGCTGCGTCCGGAGAGACTTCACCTCCTGGTCCAAGGCCTTGACGGTGACGCCAAGTCTCGACGCGGCAGCGGTCCGCTCGGCCGCGTAGTCGATCCGGGACAGGCCAGCGAGGCGCGCGATTTCCAGCGCCCGCGTGGCCTTATCGTCCCCGGCGGAGGCGTTCTCGGTATCATCCATGTCCGGGTGCGGCATTGATCCGTCCATCACCGGGTTTCCTCCATGTTCGGTTGCGTGCCGGTGTCCTGGCGGTGCTTCACAGCCCAGGCGGCGATCGCTGCGCCTTCGCCCTTGGGCTTGCCAGCGCGTTGCAGCGCCTCATCCACCACGCGGATCACCTCGCTCTCCGTCAGCAGACCGGAGCGGACCAAGCGGGCGAGGCCCCAGCTCTCCGAGACGGCGGTGGGATGCCGGCTGTCCACGGCAGCAGAGGAGATGGCCAGAGCTGCGGAGGCCAAGGCGCGGGTCGCGTATCGGCTGCCGCCCTCCGCGCTGACGCGTCGCGGCGAAGCCGGAGTGTGCTTCGGCGGGGCCAGGGTTTCCGGAGGTGGAACCTGCACCGTCTCCTCACCCGACAGATGCGCCAGGCGGGAGGGCAGCGGGTCCGTCCGCCCGGCGAAGATGGGCGCCGCGGTATAGATCACCTGCGCCGGCCGCAGAGTGGAAGGGTCACAGACAGGCCTTCCCCGCAACCAGCGCTGCGCCTCAGCTCCCGCCAGCGGGCGCGAAAGGAAGAACCAGAGCCGGAGACGCAAGCCAGGTTTCAGGCTGTGCCCGGCCGTGGCCCCGACCAGACACGCCGCAGTATGGAAGGCATCCGGCAGGATCGAGCGCGCCGCGGCGCCGCAGGCAACAAGGTCGTGCAGGTCGAGACCGGCCGGTGCCGGTGCCCCATCCATGTCCAGCGCCATCCAGGCGCGCGGCACGTCCACGAGCGTGGGCTGGTCACCGGTCTCGGCATCTGGATGCACCAAGCGCCGCACACCACGAACACGCTGTGGATCTGCGATGCCGCCACGGACCACACAGCAGTCCCATAGCGGTTGCAGCTCGCGCAACACGCTTTCCAGGGCGGTGAAGTCCGGGATCGGCTCGTCATGCAGGTCCACGGTCTTCACGCTGTCGTAGCCGACGATGTTGCCGTCCGCCTGGATCGTCTTGCACAGACGACGGCCACGCGACTGCAGAATGGTAAGCCCTCTAGGCTCACCCACGATGGTGTCCATCTTGTCCGCTTCGTTGCTGTGCCCAGCTTCGATTTCAGGGATTGGCGGCGCGGCATCGGTGGGGTAGATGGCGAATGTCCAGTTCGCCTCTTCCACCGCTTTCGTGCCGCCCGGCTTCCTTTCGCTGCCAGGCAGGTTTCCGTCAGGTGGCCCGCTTCTGCAGATACCGGCGCCAGTCGAGCGCCAGATCCGCGGCGATCTCCTCCAGCGTCTTCACCCGCTCCCGCGCATCGCGGGGCGGCGGCATCTCCGGCTCCGTCCAGCGGCGGCGGAAGTGTCGGTTGCAATCCGGATCGGACTGCGCGGCGTAGCTCGCGGCGTCCATGTCGCTCCTCAGTTCAGCGGTTGCAGATCGGCGGGATTGCCGGTGAAGAAGCTGCCCGGCTGCTCACCCAGCATGCGCTTGGCCTCCTCGAACGGAACGCCGAGCGCACGGCACATGTCTTCCAGTGGCACCAGCAGCTCGCCCGTGCTGCCATCGATCTTCGGCTGCACGCCGATCTCCGCCAGAAGTTCCAGGGTCTTCGCGCGCAGCTGCCTGCGCAGCTCCGGCGGCAGTTGGTTCGGATCGATCACGGCTGCACCTCGCTCGTGCTCGTCACCGGCTGGCCCAGCTTCTGCACCGCCCAGCGGTCCAGCTCGTCCCTGGGATAGAGCGGCGTGCGGTTCACACGCTGATAGGCCGGCCCGCCGCCCAGCGTGGCCCACTTCGCCAGCGTGGCCGCGGCCACCTCGATGCCGTGCTTGATGCGCAAATAATCGGCGGCCTCCCAGCGGCGCAGTCTCGGCTTGCGCAGGGCGGGCGGCAGGCAAAGCTCGGGCGTGGCGGGATCGGCCCGCGAAATTTCGGTCATGTCCTGATCCTCAGAGCGGCTTCGGCCCACCCAATGGAGAAAGGCCGAGCACGTTTGCTGGTGGTGACTTCCGTCGGCCGTTAGTCGTTCTCGCCGATGACGGCCCGCTCCTCCTCGGTATAGTGCGCAATCAGCTGCCGCAGCTTGCCGATGCGGAAGGTGGTTGCCTTGCGGATATCGGTGCCGCTGAAGAGCGTCTCGTCCCATTTGGTGCTGAGCGGCACTTCATCGGCGGGATAAGCGTGGCCACCCGACTTATCTAAGTAAGTCTGAACGTAGGTGATGGCCTTAGCATCGGGATTGAGCCGCGCGGCGCTTGCGACCTCGCAGGCGATTGCGCCAGCCGTGGACGCCTCGAAACCGTCTTCCATCAGTTCGCGGAACAGCCAGAGCGCGATCATGTCATCGGGATCGAAAAGCCGGGCGCGGCCAGGCACAGTGCTCGGCGCGCACCCGAAGCGGCCTGCCGCCACGTGCTCATTGAAACGGTCGCGATCAATGCGAGCTACGCGGCAAGCCGCCGCAGTCGTTAGCTTTGGGGTCATTGCCTCCAACCTCTTGCGATTTTCAAGAGGTAAAGGAACCTCTTGGAAATTTCAAGAGGTTCCTGCAAGGGAATGACAACGATCTACGAAGTCCTTCCTTCACCCCTGCTCCAGCATCGCCCTCGCCTGGTCGCGCATGGCCAGGATCAGGTCCGCCTCGCAATCCATCAGGTTCCAGTGCGCGTCGCGCTCGTACCGGTCACCCAGCAGCAACACCATGCGCAGCAGCGCCTCCACCCCGCCGGCCGGTGCGTCGGCCAGGGCCTGGATCGCGGCAATCTCGGCCGCGCACCATCTGTTCGTGGCGTCGTCATCGTCGCCCTCGGCTTCCGGGCGTCTGGCCTGCACCGCGTCGTATTCGAGGAAGGCGGCTTCGGTGGCGGGAGGGGTCTTCACAGTGTGAATACCCTCAACTGAGCTTAGGGTATCACCGGAACCGACATCCTCGGCAGTGTGCCGGAAATCCCGGCGATGTGCCCTGCGTCCCGGATCGGTCAGGGTTTCGGCCGTCTTGCCCACAGCCACGGCGCCGGCGGAACCAGCCAGCACGGCGCCCACGATTTCTCTCCTGCTCATGCCCAGCATCAGCGGATCCTCACCGGCGAGAGGAAGACGATGATCAGCGCGACCCAGGTCGCGACGACGGCGGCGCCATCCGCGAGGATGGGCAGGGGGAGGCCGGCCATCACGCCCGCTCCCCTTTCTGGGGGAGCGGCTCGCCCGAGGCGTGGATGGCGTGAACGAATTTCGTACGCGCTTCGGAAGGTGTCCCACTGTGGGACACCTTCAACTCGCCAATTTGGCGGCTTGATTGAGGCGCGCCACCGTGGCGCGCTTCGGCCCTTCGTCCGTTTTTCGTACGAAGCCAATCCGGCGCCAGCGTCACCGGCTGCAGCGTGGCTTCGTCGTCCTCCGCCTCGACCGGCTCCGGCTCGCGGTCCTCCAGCGGCGCGTCCATCGCGTCCGCGAGGTCCAGCAGAGCCTCCGCCAGGTCCAGGATGCGCTCCCGCCGCTCCAGCAGCGCCACGCGATCGGCGAAGTCGATGGGGAGAAGATGGCCCGCGGCATAGAAGGCGGCGCGCAGTCTTCTGATGGGAAAAGCGGGAATTCCTGCTTCGGCGGGAGGAGAAGTCCCTACGGTGGGGCGTATCTCGGCAAAGGGACGGAATTCGTCCTTTTGCGGCAGGGGTGCGCAGTTCTGCGCTGAGGGCTTTTCGCCCGCCGGGGCGTAAACCCTCCCTGCGGCGGGGAGGGGTTGTCTTCTTCTGGGCGCGAGTGTGCTATTGGCGCGGGTAGCCATTGCCTGCTGTTCCCTTCAGCGGTGACGGTCAGGCCGGGCGAGGTGTTGGTAGCACCTCGTCCGTCCGTTGCTAGCTATCTGCTAACAATGATGGTATGTATGCTAGGCCCGGATGGGCTGTCAACTATCAATGTTAGCAGGTGTTCGCATGGCAAGGACCGCAAGCATCGGCATTCGGGTTGAGCCCGAAGTGAAAGCCGCCGTCGAGAAGGCAGCCCGAGAGGAAGACCGGACTGTTGCGCAATGGATCGAGAGGTTGATGATCCGCGAACTCCGCGAGCGCGGCCACCTGCCTCAGCCAGCGGAATGAACCGGCGTGCCAGACCTCTCTTTCGAGCACATA